CTTTCACATTCCATTGGTTACACGGCCTAACTTCACAATTCTTCTTAACTGCCTTAAATACTAAAAGTGAATTTGGGCTTATGTATACACATCCGTTTGCCATATATGCTGACAAATCTTTAGTCATATCAGGGTATCCACATTTATCGTAAATATCCTTTGCTTGTTCTAAAATATTCATGTGCTAATATTCGCCCCCAAAGCAACTACCTTCCAATTTGATCCATCTGATACCGCGACCGTTGCGGCTCCTGCGTTTCCATCCGTTACAAAGATTATCTGCCCAGCAGGACTTGCGGATGGTACTCCCGCAACATTGTAAGTCTTCAGCGTAATCAGCGTGTTGCTCATGGTCCCGCCCGTTATCGCTACCGCATCACTTCCTTGCGTGGCAATTGTGCCAAGGCCAAGGTTCGAACGAGCGGCACTGGCGGAGGTTGCGTTTGTTCCGCCATCCCCGATTGCGATAGGTGAGGATAAACCACTTATTGATCCGCCCGTAATGTTCACATTGGATTCGTTGATTGTGACCGTAGGTGTTCCAAGCTGATTAAGTGCGGCGGCGGTTACCTCCACACCTGTGGCGAAAGTGAACCCTCTTGTGACTGACGCAGTAATTGCCATTATGCAACTTCCCTCCTGGCGTTGAGTCCATTCGCAATCGCTTCCAAAGATATGTGTCTAAAGCTCGGTCTCCCCGCAGTTACATCAATCTCAACCGAAGCCCCATAGCCACGCACCCTGCCCGTTCCGAACCGCAATAACGCTTCTTCGGTCCCCGAAGCGGTATGCGTCAAGACGGTGCTTGTGGTGTCAGGATCGATGGTGTTGACCTTCACGGTGAACGCATCAGATGCCACGGTATTGACTCCGACCTGTCCGCGTCTCCAACGTTTGACATCCACACTATCAAAGGTGAAGGAGCGGGTCTTCAGCTTACCCGCGATTGCGGTTGTGCCGGACTCTGAGGTTGATCCAATCTTGCGACCGGAATCATCCGTTTGGTTTTCTTCCATCAGGTAAAACCCGGTGTCATTACAGGCGAATAGTCTGCGTCTGGTCGGATTGCTCCCATGTGAGCAGATGACCCAATCATCCACATGAAATGCCAAATTATCAAACATTGCTGGGTAACTGTCCACGCTTATCCATGTGGAGGAAAGCAGATCGTAAATAAAGATTGCATTCGGTACGGTTGAACTGCCAGTGGGTACTGCAAGGTAATACTTGTTGTCAAAAACCACCCCGCAGGACTTGTCCGCATGTGCAAAGTTTACCTCATCGAATTGATCCTGTATCGGACGGGTCATTGGTATGGTTTCTCCGCTTACTTTCGAAATTGCGACTCCGAGCCCTTTGGCCGGGTCCGTGCCAGGTGACAGTACAATGACCCCATTGTCAGACAGGAAGAAAGTTTGTGGTCCGCTTTGTGCGATAGACTTGCGGGCTACGCATCCATGCTGACGGGTAATCTCGTAGGTGTTTGCCGCGCTCACGGTGGCAATATTGTTAATCATGTGAATACTGTTACGCATGAACACAATTAGCTGATCTTCCTGATAGGGAAAGAATCCTACGAGTTTATCCGCACTTCCCTTGTTCAGCCTGAACTGCGCGTCTGCCGCCGTGAAATTATTACTATCCAAGAGATCCGACATGATCACACTGTAATTACTGTCTCCACCGCTTGGATTTGTGGTAACAGGATTTGCAATGATTAATCGATTACGAAAACTAATACCAAAGGTTGAGTTGGGACAGGCAATCCCTGCCCCGCTTGCGGTTCCTGTTTTGACGGTGAAGTCACTAGGTGATGCAAAATCTCCATCCCATTCAAGCGGTCTTTTTGCAGTGCCACGAAATAAAATTAGCTTCTCAAAGTTCTGTACGAAGGATGCTCCATCTGCATCTGCGACCACTTCGCCACCAGGGTAATCTATTGCTATACCTGAGTTATTTGCATCATTCCAAATGATTGCTTTTGTCTTGGTAGCAACTACCACAAACTCCTCGCCGCTGGCTGGGTCGCTGAACAAAGTCGCACAAAAGCATCGCTCATCCGTCCCATTGTAACTAAGGGTCAGACCTCCAGCCAAGAAATCAATACCTTTACGGGTTTCCGCCAAGTCTCCGGTGAGACGCATATTCTCACTCGTTTCCACAAACCCACCCTGTAAGGATGTGTTCTCAAGGTACGAATCAATACCGCGAAATCCGCGATCACCGTCTACTAAGATAGGATCGTCTAGCGGACCATTTGGGTTGTAGCGTGGCATTACTTTCTCTTGGTTAATTCCTGATAAAGTTTCAGACTCATGTAGGCCAAAGTGACCAGTCCGACTGCAATACCCACAACCGTATCAAATGCGGATAATCCAAAGGTTGCGAGCGTACCACCCATTCCTACAAATGCGGCTCGATCAAACATTATCTTCTTCCTCCTGGTGTGAAATAAAATCCTATGATTAACGGCAACACGACGGTTGCTTCGAAGAGTGCAATATGTCCCGTTGTAACGACCAAAGGGGCTTGCTCTGCTGGAAAACTGAAGAGCCCGAATAGGAACTCTCTTCGTCCTTCTCCGGTAATATTTGTTGTACTGACGAGCGGAACGCTTGGGAAGATGGTTGTGATACAGGTGATGAAGCTGAGTGTGAACATGCCGATAAGAGCAAGCATGCGACGAGTAGCACGAGTAAAAGCTCCACCAGGACCGCTATTGAGTGCCGCTTGGAATTGTAAAGCGAACTCATTGTTACGACATTCCCTCGCCATTTCCATTTCATACTTCTGTTGACGAGCATCGGTAATCGCCCCAAACACGCCCTTGAGAATACTGCCCATTGCGGCTGACCCCCCACCGGTAAGAAAGAGCGTAAGTAACTCAAACATTTCATTTGCCCTCCAAGCGTTTGAATAGATTCTTCACATCCTCGCGCCGATCCTCGGCCAGCTTGGTCAGGTGTGCGAGATCCTTGGATTGTCCGGCATTGGAAATTTCTATTTGCCTGAGCCGTTCATTCATTTTCTCAAGCTCCCATTTGTTGCGTTTGATAAAGAACGCGAGGATTGAGAGGGCAACGCCGACTCCTGCAAACATGTAGTGGGATATATCCATGTCACGGTTTCTTCAAATAACGAAGTTCTTCAATAATCTGTTCATGCTTCTCTGCTTGCTTCTCCAAGAACAACAAACGCATATTTTGCTCGGCATCATCCGGTAGCGCACCGAGTTCTCCGCGTGGCCATTTTATGCGGAACTCCGAGTTCATTTCGACTTCGTGATGTAAACGCATAAGTTCAACATCTATGCTTTGAATGTCTGCAACCATCGAAGAATAAAACCACACACTTGCTCCGACTATGCCGATTGTCTTTCCGACAAATGCGAGGTTGGCGCGTATCTGTGTATTCTCTCCAACTTCCGTTGCCATTACTCAGGTACATTCCAGGTTGGATCGTAATCTACTAGATCGCTTGAATTAAATTGATCGTCACATTTCCATGTTCCATCCTCGCAAACAGGCATAATGTACTTCCCATAATCTGCGTTCTCGGAATTACCAACCTGTTGGATTTCTGCATAACTAGTTGTTCCTTTGCCATCAGGAATACCCAAATGTAACTGCAAAGAATTATTCCTTGATGTCCAACCTGATTGCGATGCGTATAATCTGTATTTCACGATGGTACTGATGAGCTTAATAGTGGTTGCGCGCTGGCAGTGGGCTGCACAAGGTTGTTTCCACCTGAACCTGCATCTGTGATAGTGCTTACACTTGCACCTACCCCTGCATCTGCATCTGTGCCTGTGTCCCCCATTCTCCACCAGCCGATTGGACTTAAATCCTCAAGATCGGGAGCGCCTGATCCGTCTCCATAAATGCTCGCAATATTGGAAGATTGATCGCTTGTCCAAAAAGAAACTTCGTCAATTTGACCGTTTAATCTACTTCCAAGTCCTCCACGACCAAGGCCCACAAATAAGTTGTAAGGTGAATGTGTTTTAACATCTGAAACGCTTTGCGAGCCAACAAGTGAACCGTTGAAATAAACCTTCATTGTTGAACCATCCCAACATTGTAAGAAGTGATACCATACACCCGTGCTAAGAGTTGTGGTAAGTGTAACTATTTTTGTAGAAGAAGCTCCGTTATGATAAAACTCTGTGCTGCTTGCACTATTTGTACGTACATAACTCGGAGAATGGCTAAAAAAACTTGGATTATTTGTCCCGTCTACATTATACTTTGTCATTAGAGACCAAGGGCCGCTCGCACTAGTAAAAGCATCATAGTTTACCCAACAAGCAATGGTGTACGCATTAGTAGTGGTTGGATCAATACCTGTATTTCCTGTACGCATTTGATCATTTGATCCATCAAAATCGCAGGAAAAGGCGTTAGCAAACGCACCACCGCCACCCGCCGCTCGACCACTCGATGTCGCAGACTTTCCGCCTCCCAAACCGAGGCCAAGTGATATGGCTGAATTAGACATTGTACGCAATCACCGCACCACTCGTAAGCGTGACGCTGGTAAATCTTCCGTACAGTACGGTTCCCGCAGAAAGTGTCGTCCCGTCCACTCCGGTGCAAATGTTTGCCAAATTTGTTATGTTTGAAGACTGTGCTGCAAGCACCGTATCCTCTGTCGCTTGAATTGCGAAAAAGTCTCCTGTGACGGCTCCCGTTCCGTTGATGTACTGTCCGCCGTTAAGTCCTAAACCTCTGTATTCTGATGCCATGATATTATATTCCTGTTGGTGATGTGGTTCCGTAAGTTATAAATTGTAAATTGCTTGATTGCATGGATTGGCGCTCAAGCTTGTCCAGTTCCTGCAAGATGACCGCTTCTGCTTGTGCTTGGATTGGACCCGCTTTTTCAAACTGCCCATCGGTTAAAAGGTAATCCGCATACGCACCAAGCACTGCATACTCGGAGAACACATAAGGAAACTCTTCGCCTGCGGCATATCCAGGAAATGGTGTGCGGTAAAGCACATAGACAGGCACCGTGCTTGAGCGATCAACTAGGACTGCCTGTCCGAAGTCTGAAGCTGATGTTGATGAAAATTCCAAACGAAATGCAAGGTCTCTTGTGTTGCCTGTTTCGTAAGGATCATTTTCAGTGACCCGAAGAATCTCGCCAATGGTGTTACCCAACTCAAGGACTGCAATGATTGTAGCCACTGCGGTTGCCCCGCTTCCTGAGCCTCCAGTTATTGTGACGGTTGGCACGGAAGTGTATCCCGTGCCGTGATTGGTGATTGCGGCTCCGTTGACCTCGTTATCCGAGTTCTTGGTAAGGGTGGCGGCCGCTCCTGATCCACCTCCCCCTGAAAATCCTGCGGTTGGAGTTCCGGTGTATCCGCTTCCCCCGTTGGTAATGTTTACATTCCTAACTTGTATGTCAGGTATCTTTTGCTCTAGGCGAATGGTGTCAGGCCATCTTGCCCGCTCCCATGCTAATCGGCCATAGCGATTGAAAGAGCGAATGGCGGCATTGGTCTCAGCGGTCAGAAATGAATCAACCCCAACCATCAGGGTGAGGTTTGTTAACATCTCATTTACGCCGATTGTCCTCATGCTGTCTTGAAACTCGGTCCGCTAAAGCTTTTCTTTTCCATCGACTTAGCTTTGTAGCTTGGATTGTCGCGGAAGAACTCTTTTACAAAACTCTTATCCCCCCAGCATCCACGCTCTGATTGTAACCAACGGAAATATTCACGGGCAGGTATTGTGCCTTTGAGTTGTCCAAGTCCTTCAGTCTTGGCTACACCCATTTCTTGATTCTCCTTTCGAGCCATTGCTTCTCGCATGGATGCCTCATGTTTTTCCAGGTCCACCTCGTAACGCAAGTAACGGTCAAGATTCTCCATGAACTTTGAACCGTTTCCTTCCTTCCATTTCGGTAAAAATATATCCGCCATAGTAGTTATGTGTTTAGGCATGGGGTCGCCTCCCGAAGGAGGCTAACCCATAACTAAATTATGACTTATGCAAATTGACCGAGGTCAACAATACGAAGTCCGATAACAATCTTTCCTGCCGTTGCTGATGCAATTGCGGCATCAGTGACTTCCAAAAGAATGGAAGTGGCGGTGTTCGTTCCACCAACTGGCTGGGATTGATTGCCCGTGAATGCGTCCCCAGTGTTAAACACGGGAGCGCTCATTGCATCAACGTCAAGAGCGTCGATGAACTCATCGGGATCTCCTGCTGTGGTTCCCACGTCAATGACAAGGGAAGTTGTTCCGGCAAAGGCTTCGGCTTCGAACACTCCGACCATCTCGACCGCACCCCCAGCAGGGATGGTTGCGAGGGTCTTCTGTCCGCCGTTGCCAATCGTTTGCAAGTCTT